AGAAGGGGTACCGTCTTACGTCGACAACGTTTCAACCTTAGCTTATTGGTTGATGTTACCTTAAACGAGGTTTGAAGCCCGTCCGAGGAACGTTCACGACGCCAAGTGGCATTCAGCCAATGATGATATCCACCAAGCCCAGTACCCTTACGTACGTTGGTTTCCGCCAACCTATGTGATGGGGTGTCTCGCGACACCAACTGGTACTTGAATGAGGTATCATCACCACCCCAAAGCACAGAAGGAACGAAGGACTTAAGCCAAAGCCACGTAGGCTCTGTCTCAGGATCCATCACGGTCAATATACCAGCGGACCACTGGCGTAGCTTGTTGGCTACGTCAATAAGTTCGTCGATAGTCTCGATCGGCTTCCTAATGTAGAAAGGAGTAATATCGTACCCATTATAGTAATGACCGCCACAGGATTCCCGAAAGGGCCCTGATGAGAACGACTTCTCAGTGTTGACCGAGAAGCCGAAATATCCGAGCACGAACGTTAGTTCTGCGACGATATCTGTTGGACAGATAATGTCATCACCATAAATAGACACAACTCCACGTGCCCCTCGAAAATAACAACAGGCTTTGGTAAGAGTGTAGAAGAGCAAGCTCTCTAACTCAAACGTAAATCCATTGCCCATCGAGGAAAACATGTGGTTCTGATGTTCTTCACCATCAATGACGGTGACTGGACTCCTCACGGAATCCAGGAGGGTGTACCAGACCTCGGGAAGGAAAAGGGCTACAAGACCCGTCGATACAGAATCGCTAGCACTGGACAAGTCCAGAGTTGCTAACTTTCCTGTTATCGAGCCTTCACGAGCCAACGATCGGTTTATCGACTGATCGTTGAGGTTTATCCGGTGACGACGTAGACAATTACGGAAATAACTGCCTATGCCCTTCTGGACGAACATGTTCAGATCGGGTTCCTTGCAGGCAACACGATCTATATCAGTTTTCTTTGGGACGGTAAACAGCACATTACCTGACACGATCTCCACACTCAGTGGAGAAGTCGAGCTGATCCACCCTGGCATTTCTTCAGCTATCACACTGAAGAAGTAGTCAGAGCAGCTTGCGGTACTGTGCAGCGTTCCGAGGTACTTCGAGCTTGGATGGCTCGAGGTACGGGGCCGACTTGTCGATGCCCCACCAGAAAACGACCCGAGGGTCGCTTCTATAGGTGGGGTCTCCCCAATGATGCCGCTGATGAAGTCGCGACACCAGCTGACGAACTCCCGATAGGTCACCCGAGGTAAAATATTGTATTCCTCGGGGGTTATTAATAACCTATCGTTCGTCGCTTCATTCTCACGCTCTGTTGCTAACCATTTGTTTATGGCACGCGTCCTCCTTACTTCCGGAGGATCAGTCTCGTGGGAAACGTATTTAGACATCAACTCTTCCTTAAGATAATCGGCTTTCACCGAGGGGAGAAGTTGGGATAGTCTATCTACGAGCTGGGTAGTCAAGTCGATCGGAAGCTCTGGTAAGCTTAGGAGCTTACCAGGACGTTTCTTGTGAGGCATGTGGTTCTCCAATCATGTCTACAGACCAACAGATCGTCTGATGGCTGTGAGGAAGCTTTATTTCTTTGGCTTCCTCCGGAACAGAGGTGCGAGTAGGCGCGCAACATAGATTGCGGGAACGATCAGCGAGCTGATCACCGCAAGAATGCTGTTTGCTTTCTCGACCGCTGGGTCGTCGAGATCCCCCATGTTAGTAGGGGTTCGCCAGGTCTTCGATCAGGGGCTTGATCTGCGTAGTGTCGGCCAGCATGGCCTTCATAGCAGCAAGCATATCCTGACGTTCGACCGTGTTCGAGGTGTCAGCAAAGCTGAATGTGCACTCGCAGTATGCAGTGCGCACCACAGTTGGTTTGCTGATGCCCGAAACGACCACGTCTTGCACGACAGGCAGGGCGACCTTGAGGGTCACCTTACGCTTGCCGGCAGCCGTCTTCGTGTTCGAGAAGGTCGCAACCTTCTCTCCCAGTGGGACGCCCGTCGAACTGACGGTAGTCGCGACACCATTCGTG